GAAGGTATTGTCGAGCTACTTAATACATCGGACGCTGACCTTAAAGACGACGCCCCAGCCCTAGCCGCTAAGACATTCTTTAAACGGTTCCGTAGACCCGTTGATGCTCTCGCCGAAATCGGTGCTGTGGCTGTCAGCTCAGTCGGGTTTACGCAGACTCAACAACTTGATTTTGTAGAAGACTATAATTTAGGCAAGGGAAAAGGCAAACCTATTAAAACTGTCGAAGAATTAAAAGACGAAGATATGACCGCGGACTTTCCTTTTTACAACGGTATGACACAACCTGCGGCTATGGACGCACGTCGGTGGGTTCACGCAAACATGTCTAGAGGTGCTATACTAGAGATGATAGATGCCCGTCGTATAGCTACTCGTGGTAATTATAACGCCAATGTAATCGACGCTCCAAACAAAAATAGAAACGCTATGCAAAAGCTTGAAAGTACTAGCGTTGAAGAAATTGTTGACGGGATTATTATTGAGGAAGCTGTTACAGAGGCAACAGAAAACGATGTCATAGGGAAACCATTAGATCAGTCTATGCGAGCAGATAAAGTACCTAGCACTATTAAAAACAGAGTAGGGCACACAAAGCTTGAGGCATTGTTAGCGACGCAGGGGTTTGAAAAGACCAAAGTACGCTCAAACGCAAAGCTCGACCCAGTTGTGGCAATTCGTACAGATACAAAGGGTAACAGGTTCGTATATAAAGACACTCGTAATGAAGGGGAGTTTCTATCTCAGGAAGAGTACAACAACACCTATGATGACATAGTGTACACCATACGAGAGATGGGTTTATTCTTACTCGATCCGGTGCATGGTTTAGATCAAGCACTGCTACCTAGTATTCGTAACGCTTTACAACGGGGCGACTTACAGTTCGCGCTCAATGCAATAGCAGCTACAAGCCCAGTACAGCGTGTTCGTCAGATCGCAGGTAAGTTAGCCGAAGTTGTTGGCACTACACAGGTTCAGGTGGCTGACGATCTATCTCAAATGGTAGGACGCAAAGCTGCTGGCATGTTCAGTCCAAAGACAAACACAATATTTATAGACGCTAACAATGGTATGAACGTGCATACTATTTTACACGAGATGACTCACGCAGCTACCTCGGTACGCTTGGCAAACCCCGCCCTGCCTGAAACCCGGCAGCTAACCAACTTGCTTAACCTCGTGCGTAAAGAGCTCGGTGACGTACGCGGCACAGCCAACATCGACGAGTTTGTCGCCGAAGCCTTCAGTAACCCTGAGTTCCAAAGTGTCTTGGCTTTGATTAAACTAGACGACGGTAAGGTATCAGGTTGGGAGAAGTTTACAGGTGCAGTACGCCGTATAGTGCGTAAGGTTATTGGCCTGAAGCCAAAAAGCCCAGAATCTGCATTGGATGAAGTAGATCGTATTATTAACGGTATGCTTACACCGTCCCCAGCTACACGGGCGGCGCCTTCGCTGATGCTCGCGGCGAGTACACCCAAAGGTAGCATGGACCTTGCTAAGAGCGCAGTGGCGGCTGTACCTTCGAGCAAACGTGCTGAGTACGTCGAGATGGCAAGTGATGTAGTCTACAACGCCAGAGAAACAGGGGGAGACATGCTAAAAAATGTGGTGCGCAACTCCCTTGACTCTCGCATTCTTGCCGACGTCGCCAAGAAGAAGATTCCGTTTGCACCTGAGTTGAACGTTATGATCCGTAAGATGAGCGGTGCAATGCGTAACCGTTCCGACAAGTTGGACGCCATCACTAACAACTACGCAGCGTGGGCCCGTAAAAACAAAGCCGCAGCTAAGCTTATGAATAATATCATCCCGAAGTCTACCGAACTGCGTGTTGACCCGTCGATGCCGCGTAGTTTCTACAGCAGCTACAAAACAACATACCACGATCTCACCACTAAAAAAGCTGTGGTAAAAGAGTTTAAGTCTGAAAAGGCCCGCCTTGCTTGGGTGCAGAACTTCAACGCTAATGTGGATGAGAAAAAGACCACTAAAGCGAAGAACATGAAAGACCCTGACCCGCAGGACTTGGTAGCATACGATGCGTTGCGTAAGCAGTACAACGCTATGGGTAAAGAGGGGCAGGCGTTTTACAGACAGATGCGTAACTTCTTCCAAGATACGTACGACGAAATTGTCCCCGCCCTACGCACTCGTTTAGAGGCTACTATACAAGACCCCAATATCCGTGCCTCGGCTTTCGAGAAGTTGTCAGATATTCTTATGAAGGAAAGCGGCCTTATCCGGCCCTACTTCCCGCTGATGCGTAAGGGTAAGCACCGTCTGCAGTATAACTTCATTGATGAAAACGGACAGCTTAACCACTCAGTAGAGTACTTCCAGAACCGCCGTGAGCTGGATCGTGCCTTTAAGCTCGCAGAGCAAGACATCGCAAGGAATGTTAAAGCAGGTAGGCTCGCGGAGGGTACTAAGCCTGCATACACCCGTGCTGACCAACCCATGAACTTCAAAGCCGTACCTAGCTCGTCGTTTGTGTACGATATCTTGAAGAACATGGAGATGTCTAAGGGCAGCTTTAGGGATAAAAATGGTAGGCCCGACAACAAAGCGTATGAAGCGGCGGTACAAAGTGTTGTAGACCTAGCCCTAGACGCAATGCCTGAGCGTTCATTCATGCAGGGTTTCCGCAGACGTGGAGACGTACGTGGTTATATCGGGGACACGACACCTACTAAGATAGGTGACGCTGAGTTCGACGCCGCGACGATGATGCGGGAGAAGGGCCGTGACCTAAACCGACAGATCGTGCAGATACAATCGGCAGCGGAGATCGAAGGGTTCCGTAACAAACTAAAAGAAGGCGGCTATCTCGATAACCCTGAGACCGCAGATGTTGCGCGCAAGCTCGACCGGATGGCCGCGTTCGCGCAGAAGCCAGACGTACCTCGCTGGTCACAACAGCTTAACGCCATTGGTTTTAACATGACGATGGGGTTAAACTTCTCGTCAGCAGCTATCACGTTCTTCGATGTTGCCATGAGTGCTATGCCAATCATTTCGGCAGAGTACGGGGTAGTTAATACAGGCCGTGCATACCGCGAAGCGATGACCCTAATAACGAACGCTCCGAAGACACGCGGGATTATGGTCACTGGCCCCGACGGTAAGCCTATAGAGCAAGAAGTCAAAATGGGCATCCAAGGCAAGTCGATGTTCAACTATTTGGGTGTGGATCGTGACCAACTACCGGCATCGGAACAGGCAATCCGACTCGATGTACTGCTTGAGACAGCAAGTGACCAAGGCCAAGCCAACCAATCTTTGACGCAGGAAAGCCTTGAGATTGGCCGTGATGCTCCGTTAGAGGGTGTAAACAAATGGACCAGTGCCATGTTCCACCACTCGGAACGTGTCAACCGAGAAACAACTCTACGTGCATCATACGCCCTTGAAGTGCGGAAGCTACAAGCTGAAGGTAGGCAGCTTACCGATCAGGACTACAAAGACGCCGCACAGAAAGCTATTGAGACAACCGAGTTCACGCTTGGTTCAACCTCCGCTGCGGGCCGTCCAATTTATGCACAAAGTGGTTTCGGTAATGTGGTATTCTTGTTCAAGCGCTTTGCCATCGCCAAATATTACATGATGTATAAGTTGGGCCACGACTCTATTGGCACGACAAACATAGAGCGCATCATGCAGGAGCAGGGCGTTACCGAAGCGGAAGCGCAGCAGATTGCAAGGGATCGCAAGATTGCACGGATTGGTCTACGTAACTTCATGGTTAGCACGGGTATCATGGCCGGTGTTGGTGGCATGCCGATGATGGGCGCAATCGGCGCGATTGTTAACACGCTCATAGACAATGATGAGGACGATTTTGAATCGCAGATACGTAAATTTACCGGCGAAGGTATATACGGGGGGTTAGCCAACCTAATATTTGACGCCGAAATTTCGAGCCGTATAGCTCTTAACAGCTTACTGTATCGCCCTCCATTTATCGAAAAAGATCAAAGCCCAATATGGACATTTGCAGAGCAGATGGGTGGCCCTGTAGTGGGTATAGCAAACAGCACTATCCGCGGCGGCACTGAGATGTGGGAAGGTCTCACATCAAAAGACAACCTAGCATTGTGGCGTGGTACTGAGACAGTACTGCCGTCGGCTTTACGTAACTTTGCGAAAGGATTTCGGTATTACAACGATGGTGCGACTACCCGCCGGAACGACGCTGTAATCGAGGACATTAGCCTATACAACGCCTTGATGCAGGGGGCTGGGTTCGCCCCTGCGGAGTATGTGCGGGAGCTTGACTACAACCGGAACATCATGCGCCGTAAGAAAACGGTTAATGAACGCCGCGCCAAACTCAACAAGCGTTATAATATGGCGAAGATGGCTGGCGATGTGGACGAAATGCGCAAGTTGATAGCTATGCAAAAAGAGTTCAACCGCGGGCTACCCGAAGTCTTCGCTGACAGGGAAATCACGAGAGAGACACGTAAGAAATCATACGATAATTTTGTTAGAAATTCTGGCAACGCACGGGGCGGGGTGATACACACTGAAGCCATGAAGCAAATCCGCGACGAGTATAATCAAGGTTTCCAAGGACTCTAACGAAAAAGCCCCCGCCGAAGCAGGGGCAAGTATTCAGGCGGAGATCAACATTCACAGTGTTACAGGAGAACGTTGTACCTGTATCATTACACAGTACGCCACGCACGTAAACCTAATTTACCGTCCTCTATGCAAGTTTGGGTGCTAAACTCCCATTCTTTTAGCTTTGCGACCTTATTTAGTTGCTCTTTACCCTTCTCAGTGTTGACACAAGGCACGAATATCGACGCCCCCACACTCATGTCTTCCCAGTTAACAGTGACCCGTAACCCGTCAGGGTTTAGATCATCAACTTTCAATACCTTCTGATCCATCACTTCCCTGCTCCATTTCTGCAAACTCCATCTCTAGCACCCAATCTGGCGGCAGGTTGAAGTCAGTGCCTTTAGTAAGGCGTTTCTTTGTTCGCTTTGCGCCTAACTTATTCTTCAAGTCATCTACAATGCCTTGGTAGTTTATCTGCTGGTCTACACACCACTCTCGGAACGGCTTCAATCTTAGGAACAGTAACTTCGTATCAGGCTCGTAACGTGCAACAAGGTGGCCTTTAGGTGATGCCCCGACAGGTACAAGTTGATCTAAGCCGTTGTCGTTTTTACCACGAAGGTCTTCAGTGCTTTCGATCTTCAGCATGTTGTTGTAGTTTTCTGACAAGTAGTTATTAAGTGTTTGTGTAACAGACGAGCCTACGTCGTTCACATAGCTATTACGAGAAATCAATTCACGTACAACCCACTTATACACAGCACCGACATCATAATTAACAAGATTCAACTTCTTAGCAATAATAAGACCCGCTAGGATTGCGGCATTGCCACAAGACCAGAACCGATGCTCCGTGCTAAGTCCGGCCGCTTTGTCTAAACGTGTACGTACAGACTCAACGATGCGGATTACTTCTTCTTTGTTACCCATAACCCACTGAATATATTCTGTACCTATATGCCCATAGTTGTTTTTAAAATCTTCAAATAGTTTTTTGGTCTCCGTGTTATTCCCCAAAGTAAAATTCTTCTTCTGCACATGGATTTCAAACATCCTGTACAGTTCCGCTTTCGGCGTTGCTTTGTGCCGACCCAGTATTTCCCATGCACTTGTGTTGCCTGAGCTCAACGCGAGTAGTTGCCAAGGTTTACCCCTCGCCCGTTCGACGTTGCCGTTGGCAGCTAGTCTATTCTTCTGACGACCACCTGATACTTGATAAACGTATTGGGACATTTGCTCACCTGTTACGTTAGTCATCTCGTCCGACACTAAGGGTAGGTTGTGCATAACTTCCCCACGGTGCATGCGTGAGTTATGCGTGTCATCTTTTTGCAGTGTCAGAAGTTCAGGGCTTCCCCATATACCGATTGCCGCCATCTGTGCAGTAGTTTTACCTACCCCCGACCCACCATAAAGATGTACAGACATACTGTTCAACCCTGTAAGCGCCATGAGCGGCGAGCCGAAACCAATACCTACCACGTATTGATGTAGTTCAAACCCTTCTTTGTTATAAAAATCCAATAGCTCAAAGTTACGTTCGCGAGTGCCTTTAGCCTCAAACGAATCCATTAACGCTGCTGTACTAGAGGAAGTCGGATTAAAGTCCACGCCTGTCGCAGTAACTAACTTGTCGCCTAACACGAACGCTTCCATATCGTCACCAGCCCAGCCGAACTGGCGGTGCGCTTCGTGAGCTGTGGTTGTTCTTTGTAGTTCGTCAACCCATTTTGTTGTGTATGCCATTAATTTATCTAGAGCCTTTCCCCATGCAGTGACGCCTTCTTTCGCCATACACTTACGGAACTCCTCACGGGAAGTTATACTCGTAAGAGGTACGTTAAACTGTCGTACACCGTCTTTTGGTAAATGTAAGCGGAACACTAGCGTCTCGCCCAGTTCGATGTCATGCAGACGCCGAGTAATATAAATGTCGTAGTGGTATATAACCTCTTCTTCGACATCCCCGTCAGAGTTACTACTGCGTAAGAATACGCCGCCCGCCGCTCCACGGAAGTAAGGCTTAGGGTATTCTGGTATCTCAAAGTCTTCGGACTTCTTTACCCCTGCCTTTACTATCGGTGCAGATACTACCACTTCACCTTCGGACTGCCGAATACGCTTACCCAGTACAATCGGCGATTTTATTTCTCCCCACAGTGGGCAGTCACGGCAGGTACCTTCGTTCAGCTCGTCAAAACGCGCACAGGTGTATGGGCCTTTTATCTCGTCCACCTTCTTGCGCATATCTGCTTCGTTGTATCCGGGGTGTTTCTCTGATATTTTTACTGCGGCTGTAGCCCCGTCACTACAAAACTTCGCAATAGACAGCCCTGCCCTCCACAAAGGTTCGCTTACCTCTGCTTGGTTCATAGCGATGTACTTTAACTGGTCGCACCCGCGCCCTTGCACAGTTTTCTTTATGATTGTCTTGAAAACATTCTCACTGTTCTCAGCGTAGGCTTCGTAAAGAGCGTCAGTACCCAAGTCGATCTTGATAACTGGCTTCGCTAAAACACCTAGCTTTGACGTAAACTCTTCCAGCACTACAGGTTCCGGCTCGGCTACCCCGAAGAACTCTACAGGTAGAGGTGGGTCTGACTTATGGTTAAAGCCCCCCGGTACACGAAGTATTTGCGCAAGGTTGGCAGTGACTACAGGGTCGGCAAATAGGCCGTTGTCCACACATGCTTGCTTCAGTCGTTGAGCTTCTACCAGCCATTTCTCCGCCGAAACTGCTTCGGTGAGGGGCCAGTATACATGTACCCCGTTGCCGCTGTTAACCATCATAGGTTTAGGTAGGGATAGCTTCTTACAGAAAGCACGTAGGTCGTCGATCGCCGCTTTCTGCGTAGGGTATTCTTTCGATGGGCCGCAATCCAGATCAAGGAATAGGGACTTCATCTCACGTACGTTTATAGCCTTACGGTTACCTGCCTCGTTGTATGTCCCCAAGGCGAAGTACGTGTTTAAACCTTGCGCGGCAAACTCGCGACCTGCACGGTCAGCGTCCTCAATAGTATCGTAGAACTTTTGTATTGTTTTGGTGCCCTTCGCAGCGAACATGCAGTATATACCGCTGTCGCTTAATAGCACCCGTAAAAAATCTAGGCTGTTCATTTGCTGCTCCAAAAATATGTTGCGGTGGGCCATCGAAAGGGTAATGAACCCACCGCAACTGTCTATCGTTAAACTAGGTGACTGACCCCTCAGTCGTCCCAGCCAGCCACGATAGATTCAAGGTCAGCCTCATCAGCGGGGGGAGCAGTTCCCTCTTTCTTCTTGGCGACCTTTACTGGTTCGGGGATCTCATCTACCTCAACAGGTGCAGAATCAACCACATCTTCGAACACGGCTGAAGCATCATCTTCTTCTACAGAGAAACCGTCTTGTGCTTCAAACGGTGAGTATTGCTTCTTCTCAGCAAGCTCTAGTACTTGCACGGCTTTTAGCCGTAGAGACACACCATGACTATTCATGTTGTATGGTACAAGCGTTACCCCCATGTTCACGATACTACCGTGTGTGAGTTCAAAGTCAGAAGGTAGTCTTCTGTTCTTCGCGTCAACCTGTAGGGGCTTTTCGGTAACCACACCAGAATACTGACCCTTTAGTTGAGCAGAGCCAATATACTTACCATCTGCATCTTTATCAAACACGTCCGTGTGTTTGGGCATAGCAGGCCAGTTTTGGTCTGCCTTTTCTTTGTATGCGCCTGCCATAGCCGTATACAATTCTTTTGCTTGCGCCTCAGTCATACGAAACTTTGTCTCGTACTTTGCGTTCTCTTCGGTAGGGCCACAAGGCACTGTCTTCCCTTTAGGGAGAACACTCCTATCAAATCTGTATGTTTGATTGAGACGTGGGTAATGAGCTTCTACGCCCTTTATTAATTGTAGTTGTTTGGCTACTGCCATAAGTCTTCTCCTTTGTTGTATTCAAAACCGCTTACTTCTGTAAACGGAGAGCTATCCATTGTGGGTTCTGGTTGAACCGACATGGTCTGTAACGCAGCTGTGCTTGCCGCACGGCTACTTTTTTGTTCGACCGCCTTATTAAGTTCTTGTTCGTTAAGCGCACGTACAGCTTTAAAAAACAGTTTAGGTGTCGCAGACTTTTCGTCAAAACATACCCGTGTAACCACCGATATCGACGAGGTTTTGTGCTTGTGTAAGTACTTAGCGTAACCCTGCATAGACATACCACTTTCTGGGTCTTTACCAAAAATAGATGTGGCGGGAATACGCATCTGATAAACTGTATCCATCTGACCTTCCAATACAACAGCCAGACGTTGCGAATACCTACAAGCTCGGCCTCCACCGATGCTTGAACCCTTGATATTTTGTCGGCAGTCCATACAGCGATTAGCTTGCTTTTGGCCTGTCGGAACATCTTTGGACGGTACCTGCGTATCTGGCGACCAACATGTCGGGGCAGATGGGTTTGCTGGATCGTACGCACCTTCATAATAAGTGCGAGCCAACTTTGCGGCGTTCACTATAATTAAATCTAACGGACCATCACTTACGCTGACGTTCTCACCGCCAATGGATTGATGGAAACGTCCACCACGGAGGCTAATCCGATTGGGGCTACCACCACTCCCGAAAGTTACTTGGTCTACCATCAACTATTCTCCTTCTGAGTTTGCTTTGGAGGCTTCTTTTTGAGCCTTATTGGTTTTAGAAGCTAATGCAGCCTCCACTTCGTCGAGCCGAAACCGGTAGATATCGCCTACCTTTATGTAGCTACTGGCGGGGATTTCACCTGTGTATATCCATTTACGGATTGTAGATAGGGACACTTGGAAGTAGTCCACTACCGTATTTATATTCACGTATGGTGATTCGATGTCACTCATTTTTTCCTCACAGAGATTGCGTACTCAGAATCCACATTTAGACCCAACGGAATTAGGTCAGGGTTTTCCTCAATGAACTGACGTACATGGGTTTGATTTAAACGCTTCTCAAAAAACTGAGGGACTTTGTTCTCCATAATAAAATTGTGCATGGATTCCCAGTCACTCGTCCAGTAGCGTTGCTTCACAGTGCGATAGAACAAGCCCGAAGCAGTGCGCACACTATCGACTTCGTGTTCCTTGCAATATTCTAACAGGGCGAGTTTTACCTTGTCCTGCTGTTCTCGGAGTTTGCCCTCCTCCTCTTTATACTTGGAAGTTAGCTCCGATCGTTTATCGCGTATCTTAGTGTACGCTTTAACCAACTTGTCTACTGACACAGCCATGTTGTTCTCCGTTTTATACTTGTTTTACTGTCATATACGACTGTATGGTAGTTAGTCAAGTATTTCTTTGTATAAATCTATCATAGCAGTGTGTACATTTATACGTTCATCTAACATACGGTAGATGCGTTTTTCCGCGGCAGACCCCGCTAGTTGAATTACAGTGCATTTATGGTCTTGCCCTGCACGGTGAATACGGGCGTTAGCTTGTAGGTAAGTCTCTAAAGAAGAAGTAGGGCCCCACCACACTATTGTATTCGCTGCGGTCAAGGTTACGCCATGCGCGGCGGACTGTGGTTGGATTACTAGGACTTTAGGGTCAGGCTTTAACTGAAACCTGTCGAATATATCTGTGCGTTTAGCCGCAGATACATCTCCTCGTATGACTTCAGACGTGATGCCGTCCGCTTTTAGCTTTTGTATTAGCATATCTATAGTGTGTCGGAACGGCACGAATACGATTACTTTCTTGCTGCTCTCATCTATAGTTTCTTTCAGCGCTTGGTATCGGCTCCTGATATCGAACTCTATCGAGTCACCTTCGTCAGTATATACTGCCCCCGCGCTGATCTGTAGTAGCTTGTTCATGTTAATCGCGGCGTTAGCTGAAGTCACAGATTCCCCTGCTACCTGCATTAACATCTGCTTACGCAATGTTTCGTAGTACTTCTTCTGCTGTGGTGTCATCTCAACAAAGCGTTTGGTATAGACCATGTCAGGCAAGTCGAGGCACTCCTCTTTGGTAAACCTGATAGCGGGTTGTAGTGCGTGGAACACTGTGTCTTTGGCGGTCTCTTTAGGTTTGTAAGAGAACTGCGTGACTTTCCACATGACCATGTCTCTCCATGCCCCAAAGAATCTCGGCACTGCCAACGGGTTTACAAGTTTAGCTAGGCCGTAAGCATCGACTGGACTTTGCGCGGCGGGTGTACCTGTCATCATCCACAACCAATCATCCTCTTTGATTAGTTTGTTTAGTGTCTTCCACCGTTTTGTCTGCGCGTTCTTATAGTGTGTAGCCTCGTCTACGATAAACAAATCGAACCCGCCCGCAGCGATCTCGTCTTTAACAACTTCAACACCATCGTAGTTTATAATTACAAACTCAGCCCCACTGTTGATTATCTTTTTACGTTTCTGTTTGCTCCCGTGAGCTACATCTACTGTGCGGTGCATGGCAAAGGAAAATAGATCACTACGCCATGCGCTGTCCATAATCGACAAGGGGCAGACGACCAGCACACGTTTAACTTTACCTTGGGTCATAAGGTAATCTGCCGCCCATATAGCCGATGCGGTTTTACCTGTGCCCTGCTCGTTAAAGCAAAAGGACTTCTTGTTCAGCGTCATAAAAGACGCGGTGTCTTTCTGATGATCGAAGGGCGTGTATTGCCCCGGCCAACTGTACCGTTTTGTAATCGGTGATGGTGCGTTTATGTTTAACGAACGCAGGGATAGAACTTCATCTAATCCCCACTTTACGACGACCTTATTCATAGGTAGCTCCTTGCTGTTGGGGATAGCTGTTGTTATTTGCTTTGGGTTACGAACCCGTAGCATTATTGCTTTGTCCCTCAAAATTTCCATGTTGTTCTCCGTAGTAGTGAGTCACTACTTCTTTTTCTTTTTTGGGCTGCTCATAGCACCACCCGCTGCTCGGTTCTTCTTGCGGCTCTGGACGGTTACCCCATCCTTATTTTTGCCGCCTTTACTTAATGCCTTCTTGTGGGCGATATCTTTACCTTCTCGCTTGTCGGCTGTGCCGTTCTTATTGGCATCTTTACCTTTCTTATCCATCGCACGTCTGGCGCGTTGCCGTTCCATGCGAGCTTCATGTTCTCCTCTCGCTTTCTGCTGTTGATATTCTTTTTTATACGGGCGGGGTTTATTTACATACGGCATTAGTTTGCTCCATTATGGGGGCACTCAACTACTTGGCAGTGCCGTTTACACAGACCAGATGGCTTGGGGTTCCAAACATCCACCTCGAACGCTTTCTCCATCTTAGCATAGTTTGCTAACCATTTCCCCCATAGAAGTTGTTGTAAGTCTATTTCATATTCAGCTTTTACAAGGCTCTTGGCGACAACGAATAATAACCCAGCGTTTAGTTTAGTGACCTCGGGGTAGTGTTTGAAGATTGTCAACGCCATTAACTCCAACTGGCCTTTGTCAGCATACTTCGCCGATTTACCTGTTTTGTAGTCGATGATCCAACCTATGCCTGTCTCTTCGTCTATGATTGCGAGGTCAACGATACCGCGGAACCACACGTTTTTTGCGAAGAAACTACAGGGTTCTAAGTCAGCGGTCAGCCCCAGTTTCTGCTCGACAATTTTTTTGCCCGGCTTGCGGATTAAGGCGTCCAACGTCGGCTTGATAAAGTCGAACTTAGCAGGGACAGGAGTACCTTCACCCACGTAGTCCTCACACGCCTTGTGAAACTCGGTTCCGTAGCGCATAGCCTCAGTCTGCCTGAACGGATACTGTTTGAGTACCTTCTCATGGTAGAACTGTTTGGGGCATTGCTCAAATGCTTTGATCCGACTAAACGACCACGGCGCGGCTTTACTCATCTTTTACCACCCAGTTTATTCTTGCGGCTATCCTATCCTCTCCTAGAGGTTGGTTGAAGAAGCCTAACGTCATTACCTTATCGCAGGCTCGGCAGTAATAATCCGCGAACATACCACTATGCTCCATAACAAGACCGTTCCGTAACTCCCAAGTCTGCATTGTTAGCTCGGCACCGTCACAGAGCGGGCAACAAATTAACTCTCCACCACCTAACTTAACCAATTCTTGCCCCTGCGTTGGATTATTTGGAGCCCCAAACATCTGCGCTTCATGCGCGTTGATGTATTTATCCATTATTCACAATCTCCGTACGATTTGCCCGTGCCACTCTGAACGGCCACGGCGCGGCTTTACTCATTACCCACATTCCCCTCTACACGCTCTACCATTTCTACCCCAAATAAGGCGTTAAGCCCCGGCAATAACAATTTAAGTGATTGCTCACTATCTGTTTCCGGGGGAGCTTGTGCAGTTATACGGCAAACGTTCCGTGTAGACATGTCGTACAAACACGCCAACTCTTTGTGAGTAACACCCTTAGAGTATAACCAACGCATACGATTGTTACGTTTAAAAAGGCTTTTACGTTCCCTATATTCCGCCATTATCCGCAATCTCCGTACGATTTGCCTGTGCCACTCTGAACGACCACGGCGCGGCTTTACTCATTCGCCACTTCCTCGATTACATGTAAAAACTTTATACTTGGTGTGTCTTTACGTAACGCATGGTACTCCAGTTGTACTTTTGCCGAGTTTATCATTTTACCCGCTAAGTTCGCCATTTCGGAAGCGTCCTTGGACTTTACCGCCCCGGCTGAAAGGCCCTTAAAAACTCTGGCAAGTTCTTCTCTCAACTCTACAACATTTTTCATACTACGTTCTCCTTTATAAACCGTCTTATTTTCATCAGTTCTTGTTGCGCTCTAACAACTTCTTGCGGAAACTCTGACCCTTTCATAAAAGATCGCGCCCCCAAAGTAGATCGTGCGTAACGTTCGCTTATAGTAGCCACACCATGCCTACTCCTTAGCATATCCCTTTGCCTATTTAACTCCACTATATCAGGGTTGTTTTCTACCCAACGCTTCCTAGTAATTTTGTATTTACCTGAAGCTCTGTATTTCTCCCCCCTTAATTTGCATTGTAGCTTGTTTTTCTCGTAGTTGTTTTCTACCCAAGCCCTAGACAACTGCCTTATACGTGCACCGTTTTTTAGTCGTGCCTGCTTCCTAAACGCAGCTGTGCAAACAACACAGTTTGTCCCGACCCCCTTTTGTCGTACCCCAGACTTATGAAAATTATCGTATGTTTTGTATTCAAAACACGTAGGGCAGCGTTTGTGTTTAACCCCTGCGATTAATTTAAATACAAGGGTCAAGTCTTTAGGACGCTCCACGCCATGAACCCTAAAATATTCCGCTTCCCTGACGCATGGTTTACAAATAGTAGTAACCCCGTTAGGGCTATCCGCCCTCTTCTTCATCTGGTTTAGCGGTTTATGTTCTAAACATACGCGACACTTTCTAGTTTTCATTCACAATCTCCGTACGATTTGCCCGTGCCACTTTCGCAATCGACAGGAAGGCCCTCTGCCCAGTCTGGTGTCCATCTCATACATCTCTCCACGTATGCTTGTGCTTCAGCGACTTCTTCGTCGGGCACACAGCAAGCAATCGAGTCGTGTACAGTGAGCACTACTTTATATTTCTTATTAATTAGTAGCATCTGCTCACCTATTATGCAACGTGCTATAGCCTGACACACGTTCTCGATAACTTTACCACCGTATATCCGCGTCCGACCGCGGCGTGTTTTGTATGTGTATTCAAAGCCACCCTCAGACTGCTCTCCGTACAACTCAGGGTAAAATATCTTCAGCCCGCTAGGTACTATTAGGGCTTGGTTTTTAGGGTCTACCCCAATGATACCCTTCTTCCCAAACTTTACGGCGCGGTGACTAGCCAACTGCTTGACCATATAGTTAGCATCTCTCCATACCTTGCTAATCTTAAAGTTGGCTTCTCGGTAGATAGATATAATCCGTCTCGCCTCGTCCTCAGACACTTCGAACCCAAACGTCTTTAACTGCATGCCGAACTTCTCAGCACCCATGCCGTACCCTGCACCTAGGATTGTAGTCTTACCAACGAACCGTTGGTCTTTGGTCACATTTTCTACAGCCACATTATATATACTTGATGCCATATACTTATACACGTCCTCACCCTTGGAGAACTGATCTACAAGATCATTCTGTCCCGCAAACCACGCGAGTACCCGCGCCTCAATTTGGGAGGAATCGGCTTCGACAACTGTGTGCCCTTCAGGTGCAATGATAGCCTTCTTTAACTTCTTACCATTAGGTCCACGGCTCGGTAGATTTTGTAGGTTAATTTTATCTGCCCCGCCCCACCTACCAGTATGCGCTGCGTAGTATCTGATTGGCACGGGGAGCAACCCACGATTACATATACCTATAAATCTCTGTGTACGTGTTTCCTCAAGAGTGGATTTATTCCCGAGGCGCGCTGCTACTAGAGATTGCACACGATCATCTTCGTGCTCCTGCAATGCCTTGAAGTCTTCGTCGCTCTTAGCAAAGGCGTACGTCTCCTTACCTGTGGTAGGGCTAATCTTCATCGGCGGCTCTACACCTAACTCCCGCAGCATTTCGGCAAACTTGAGGTTGGACATCAAGTCTTTTTTGTCCTCTACCCCTGCATCACGCAGCAGCTTGTCCTTACGATCCCGTGTATCTTCGAGGTGTTGTTCCAACAGGCCGAGGTCTAGATCAAGTATGGGGTCAATAAACATACGCAGTGTAGCGTCGATCAGCTTCAGCTCGGTTCTAGGAAAGTTAGCCCCCATGATCTTAAACAGCTTATACGTTAGCTCTACATCTTGTACGCAATACTCGCCGTACTTCTTAGCTTCTTCTGCGGTGAAATCGGCGCGGCGTTTACCCTTGGCGTTGTGTACTTCGAAACCTTTTTCGCCAATGCCATATCGTTCAGACAAAGCCCGCAGTGATGCGCCAGCGTCTACCCCGTGTAAAGCTCTACCCATGCACATAGTGTCAAACCATACCTTCGGCTTCACACCATATCTCCAACTTAGGATAGCCCCATCGAACATAGTGTTCTGTGCTAGGATAGCGCTCTGAGAGAAGTCTATGTATGATAGTAGACGTTCGATAGTCAGTGGGTCGTTTAAGTACTTAGTAGTTTTAGCGTTCTTTTTTATGGCAAGGCCGATTACTTCGAAGCGCGGGTCGCGCACATAATCTTCTGTTGTCATCTTGGACAGCGAATAGTCCTGATCGTAATAGGTCTCGAAGTCCAGCGTATACACATCCATTATACTCTATCGTCCTCGCCAAGGTCGCGCAGCTGATACGCTATGAGAAAGCTAAGACAGCATGCAGCATGCGCTAGGTGGGAAAATCCTGTTTCGGGGTCGTTGTCTTCGCCCTTCCACCAAGCCCACATGTGGCGCATCATAGCGCTAAAGTATCGGCTCCAAGACGCACCTTGCGCCCAGTTGTGGGCGCTGTACTTCTGCGCACCGAACGTGAGAACTTTTGCTGTTTCTTCTAAAAATTCTGGCGGTAGTAGATCGTACCTAGCTTTAGTGGTGTCGTGCTTTACAAACTCAGGCGCGGACACTTCTTCTCTCCAGTTGGGGGATGATATAGTTGCTATCAGCTTATCCACGTATTTTATACTTACCCCCACGGCATCGGCTACTTCACTAGAAGTCGCCCTGCGGTTAGCAAGTAGATACGCCCACACGAGTTCTTCTTTCTTAGTCATATGTTATACCCCTCTTTGCGTCGGTTGCTTACAAACTTAGCTAAGTCCGACAAGGCGTAGTCGTAACGATCTCTCGCAGATGGTGACGCAGTGGGCTGTATGTACTGATGTTGCCAGAAGTCTACTTGTTTACGCAAGAACTGTAGTTCGTATTCTAGGGCGGGTGTTAGTTTACCTTTGCCCTGCATTACAATTCATACCAATCTGCGCTTGGTGCCCATAAAACCCAAGAGGCTTTGTCTTGACCACCCCTACAGTGTACTTGAGCCTTAGTCATTTCCCCTGCGTTGTGCATACGGGCAAGTGCTGATTGCATAGATACGATGTCTACGTCTAATGCGTCAGCCAGTACTTTAGAAGTGGATGCAACTTGGTTGTCTTCTTTTTTGAAATGCTCCGAGATGCGATCTTCTAAGTTAGCGTTTTCTACACGCGGTGTAATTTCTTCGGCGTTTTCGGATACACCAACAGCTTGCCAAGGTATGTCTATTTTGGCGTTTGGTATTAGTATAAACGTCCGTACTTGTTCTTCTTCGATAGCGTGTTTCTTAGCTAACTTAGAGTTTATAAAAACTTTCTCACCGTTATCGACCCTTACCCCAAAGGCAGTGCTTGTGGGCATTTGATGAATGATAAAAACTTCTTGAGATTCCATGCTGTTCAAAATATCCATTTTGTTTACTCCTATCGTGTTGATACCCAATGCTTGATCTGTGTCTCTGTGTGGTGCATGTTTTTTTCGTTTACGACCCAACTAAACCCACCAGCTACTTTTATATCATCTAGATTTTTCTGCTGTAAGGCAGTGGTCTTTCCCTTCCCTGCTTTACATTCAATGCCAAGGAACAGTCCTTGGTAGCACGCGATTATGTCAGGTACACCGCTTCGCCCAAACCCGCCTGTGACAGGGTAGAAGTAGTACGCCCCCATCTTTTTTAGGTAGTTAGTCACTACCTTTTTTACTTTAGCTTCTGGTGTTGTTGCCATTGATAGTCTCCATGTAAAAATAACTGGCTTCGATGGAGGGCAGATGCCCGCCCCCCAAAGTTAGTTTAGTAGTGAGTCACTACCGATCAGCGTAAATCCAATAGGTAGTTTTATCAATTCTATGGCCTACACCTTCTATTGGTTCAGTTGGTGGTGTAGGGTCAACAAGCATAAGAGTAGCGATACGCTCTTTGATCCATTCTGGTGTTTCGTTTATCGTGTCATATACCCCTAAACCTGTCGCGTCAATAGCGTCTAGATCAAAAGACATTACATTAACTTTATTTGTAGTAGGGTGTATTGTAACACGGTATGTGATAGTGTCAGTTGTTCCCACACTTATTCACCTTTGATATAGAACATGTTTTCACCTGCACGATATCCAACGCCCGAAACATATTGACCTACCTCAACCATAGACAGCACAGACATTGCACCGAATAAACTCTCTGGTAGCTGTTCTTGTGTGTACGCTATCTTGTTCTCGTGGCTGTTGTCGTGTTTATACAACGACCAACTTTGCGGTACTGACTGGAAGCCTCGGTATAAGTTAGCACCTTGAGATTGTACAACCTCAACAAATGCGTGGGATGCGTCATGTGCCATCTGCATTTCTTTATGCTCCGCGTATGCTCCAAAGGCTTTGACCAGCTGTGCTTCAAGTTCTTTGTCAACAAACTCGTAATCCGAACGCAATATATTAGCGAGTTCTCTGTTGAGGGGTACTTCGCTAACACCAGCACACTTGAAAATATTGGTATCAATCTTAGTTGTTACGCTGTCTGCACTTTGACTCGCGGCGTTCTTCGTTTCGTTTATCGCTTTACAAAATTTACGCTGCACTTGTTCCAGCACTTGTCTTGTGTTTAGCGGACGTAGATATTTACACGCATTAGACAACGCTTTGTCGAGATGCAATGCGCTAGCCATGTATGTTTTATCCCCATACCCGTACTTGCGGTTCTCTATGTTAGGAGCAAATACCGCGTATCTTTTTTTAACAACACCAGTGCTTGATGTATCGAACACATCACCGTATGATATCCAACCCAAAGCATAAGTATCTTGCGGTCTATACACCCACCGAGAAGTAGCATCCTTGTGTGCGGTCTTGTACCCCGGAACCTTTTTGGTTAGTGCGTCCGCCAGCATACGTACTTCTTTGTCCATGTTATATGCGTCAGCACTAAGCGTTTCTACTAATTTTAATTCTAAGTTAGTCATAGTTGTTTTCCTTACTTTGTTATGAACCCAAGTTCTTTGTTGATGAATGCGTTGAAGCGTGATCGTACATAGGCGACGTCTTCTTTGGTTTCTATCTTAGTTAGCAGAGGTGCGCTCATTATAGCCCAACTCATTTCGCTTGGTGAGTAGCAACCTTTGGCGAAGTCTACCCAGAACGCCACTCTTGCAGGGTGTTGTTCATCCCGCACAATTTCACGGCCTATTTTTGGGGTTACCTGCCTCC